AGCTAAGAAAGATTATTCAGGGTTTGTTGTTGATAATTTAATAGAAGCGAGGGCAATATGAGCAGTGCATACGAAAAAACAGCAAAAGAACACATGGTTCTAACTGGATTAGAAGGATATATTGAAGATACGATTGAGTATTCTGATACAATACTTAGTATTCATAATGATATAGAAGATGTTAAAAATACCGCAGAAGATAATCATAGGTACGCTATGGAACATATTAATGACGAGTATAATAGATTAGAGTCAGAGCTTGATAGCAAAGCATATGATTTAGAATGTATGATTGATGATTTAAAACAAATGATTGAGGACTTGAAAAAATGAGTAATGATGCAAAAGAAAACATACAAGAATTTATAAGAGATGAAGTGTCTAGGCAATGGCAACTGCCTAATAGACCAGACTTAGAAGAAGATTGTATAGAGTTTATATGGGATAGATGGGATAAAGAAATACCCTATCAAGACGAAGTGTACATAAATTTTTTATTGATACAGTTTCTATCAGGTCATTGTCAACATGCAATATCCTCTAGTGATATAACCCACATGGAGATAGTTGAGAAAGCTAGACTATTAGGATTAGAAGTATGAGAAAAACAAGACTTAAAGTAGAACATCAATCTGTAACAGGTGCGAGAGGAAAAAAGACGCATATTGGTAAAGGAAATGTAGGATTTGCTACTATGCCAAAGAGAAAGAAACAAACCTACAAAAAATATAGAGGACAAGGCAGATGAAAATAACAGGATTTAAATTAGTTATTTTTTGGGAAGATGAAACTACTCAAGATGTAGTTGATATACCCTACTGGTTAGAAAAAAAAATTGACCACTATTTAGACGAACTCGAAAAAGGTATCTAACTTTTATTAACAATTAATTAAGGATAAAACATGCAAAGACAAGAAATTAAAAATATTAAAAAAGGTACTAAGCTAATTACTAAACACTTAGGTATTCCAGTTAGAGCTACTTCAATGGAAAGCATTAAACAAGGTAAAGGATTTAAAAAGATACTACTTGTAGATGTTAAAGGTTCAGACATAGGTTTGTTTGACGAAATTGGTAGTATCTATGTTGACGATATTGTTGAGGTACTAACATAGGAGGTTTATAAAATATTGAAAGAAGAATACAGAATTTTAATAGATGCTAGAAAACTAGAACGTGAAACAAATCAAGAGTTTAAACTTGATGGTTTAAGAGAGCATTACAAATTAAGTTTAACCAAAGCTTTAAAAATTAAAAAGCTATTAGATAAAGATAAGGAGACAAAATGGCAGACACATCACAAATAACACTAGATGTAATACAAGCTATACAACAGAAAAAAACTGTTAGCTTTAAGTATGGTGGGCATGAGCCTATTAGAGTAATTAAACCTCAAGGTTTTTATGGAGACTTTGCAGGTTTTGAAGGAACTGACGAAACCACAGAAGAAAAAGAGTTTAGACGTTTTGGTTTAGATAAAATTCATGAGTGGCTAGGTACTGAACAAACAGTTAAAATTCATATTGAGCCTATTGTATTTACGTTTCACCCTACATGGTCAGAAGTGAAACAGAGAGTATGGGAACTTATAGACTCTGAGGAATTAGAGTATGGTGTAGAAATAGAAGAATGAACTGTTGGCATTGTAACACACAATTAATATGGGGTGGGGACCATGACATAGAAGAGGATGAAGATTACGTCATGGAAACAAATCTAAGCTGTCCAAACTGTGGTTCGTTTGTCATGGTTTATTTACCAAAACAAGGAGAAGGAGTATGACAGAGTATGACATACATAAGCTCTATGAAGAACAGAAAGAACGTGATAGAGTAACTGCCCTTCATGCAGATAATGGGGTATTGCAAATTTATTTTGCCGATGGTACAATGGAAGTTTGGAAGAAGAACTGGCGAGGTAAACTAAAACGAAAGGTGAAAAGAAATGAGCAGAAAAAGTAGTATAATTAATAGATTAGATAATTTGTTACAGGCTAAAATTCATTGTCATTTAATGAATATTGAGGTATTATTAGAAAGTAATGTAGGAGTTGCAGAACATCCAGACATTATGGAAACAATTACTAAAGAGCTTGAGCTTGTAGCAGGATTTGAAGATACAAGAAGTTGTTTATTAAAATATTTTAGCGAGGATAAAACATGAGTAAAAAACATACAGTAATTTTTTTAGGAGCCATTTTAATATTAGGTGCTTTGTCAATCTATGATATTGCAGAGTACAAAAATTATAAAGAAAAACAATTTGAAAAAATAAATAAATTAAATAATGATTTAATTAAAGTTTCACAAGTTGTTAGTCAACAACAAAAAGAGATTGAATATTTAGATATAAAAATAGCAGAGAATTCAGTGGAGATAGGCGAACTTAAAAGAATATTAAGTGAGTTAGATGATAGTTATAAATCATTGTTTAATTTATTATTTGAGTTACAATCTCAAAAGTTAACAGAAAAAAGTCAAGGTGCTGAAACTACGACTCCTCCTATAACTCCAGAAGACGTTAACCCTCCATCGTCTTCACAGGTTTCAGCACCACCCCCAAAGATTTCTACCCCAATAGAAAGAGAGCAAGAAGTAGTGACAATTAAAAGGGATAATGCTCCTGTTCCTGTTAAAGTAATTGCTTCTTGCCCTCGACCTACACAAAATCTAGGGAAGTTTATAAATAATATTTCTTTAAGAAAAGATTATTCTTTTGTAGTTAGTTATGATATAAAAGATAGACAAATAAATAATGTAGAGTTTAACAAAACTGTACCTCTTAAACTACAAAAAGCAATTGAAAAGTATTTAAATTCTTTTACACTGAAACAAGACAAAGAAGGATGTAGAATACCAATTAAATTATTAAAAGGATAAACATGACAACACACAAACTTAATGAAGAACAATTTCGTTCATGGCAAGACTTTACATTAGAGAATGGGAAGGAGTTGTACGAAACTAAATCTAGTTTTATGAACGAGTTTGTTGACGAGAATAAATTTTTAGTTCATTTTGATGAACAAACAGTTTCAACAAAAGTTTTAAACTTTTTTGAAAATATACTTGACTCCCATAGAAGGAGCGAGTATAATAAGCAACATTAACTATAAACGCTATAAGGAGAAAATATATGGCAGTTGCAAATGGTAAAGCGTATTGGGCGAGCGTCACAGTTCCCAATACCACTTTTGAACCAGTCTACACAGTGGACCTAGTAATTAGTGAAGAAGATGCTCAAGACTTTCAATCAAGAGGAATTAGAGTTAAGGACTTTAGTTTGAAAGATGATGATGGTAATCCTCAATATATAGGTAAAGCTGTCACAATAAAAAGAAAAGTAAATGGAAAGAATGGACCACGTTCTGCTCCTAAACTTTTTAATAAATCTAAAGAACCTATGGATGTTACTGTAGGTAATGGCTCCGAAGTTAGAGTTCAATACAATGAGTATCCTTGGGAATACGCAGGGAAATCAGGTATTAGCTTAGACTTTCAGGCTATGCAGGTTTTAGATTTAGTCCCTATGAAATCACAAGATGGTGATGAATTAAATCCATTTGGTGATGGGGAAGAGTTTTAAATGACAGAGGAAATGTCAGTCATGAATGACTCTAATAAACCTTTCATTACTATAGGTGATGTGCAAGTCTTTGTAGAAGATTTACCGGAAGAAGGTCAACAAGTCTTCGGAAGATTGCAGAGATTAAACCAAAAGAAAGTTAATGCTGTTCTTGACTTGGAAGAGTTACAGGCAGGTATTAATTTCTTTGAAGGTAGAATCGTAGAAATCTATAGTGCTGATGCACCTGAACAACCTAACGACTCTGAGAACACAGACGAAGATAGTTAGAGAATATTAATATAGCTAGGTTGTCTTTCTGTGCATGAGACACCTAGCTTTTTTTATGCACAATATGAATACTAATCCAAATTTTGTTAAAGTACATCAACCCTGCCCTGATTGTGGTAGTAGTGATGCACTTGCAGTTAATAAAGATGGGTCCACTAAATGTTTTTCATGTGGTAAATTTACACCAAAAAATCAAGAAAGTAGTTTTAAGCCTATGACTAGAACACCTATACCACCACAAAAAGAAACTTTTGATAATGGAATTTACGCTCCACTATCAGATAGGAGTATCTCTAAAGACACTGCATTAAAGTATGGAGTTAAAGTTATCTACAACGCTCAAGGCGAGATAGCTCAACACAGATACCCATACCATATAAACAACGAACAAGTTGGCACGAAGGTCCGCTACATAAAGGATAAACACTTTAAGTTTGAAGGGACCATGACAGGTGCAAGTTTGTTTGGACAACAGCTTTTCAAAGAGGGTGGGAAGTATCTTACTATCGTTGAAGGGGAATGTGATGCTATGGCAGCTTATGAACTTCTTGGTTCTAAGTGGGCAGTAGTATCAATCAAGAATGGAGCTCAAGGAGCAGTCCGGGACATTAAAGATAACATTGAATATGTTGAAAGCTTTGAGAATGTAGTCATTTGTTTTGATAATGATAAACAAGGAAAAGAAGCTGCACGTAAAGTTGCTAGTATAATTAAGCCACGTAAAGCTCGTATTGCTACCATTCCTAATGGGTACAAAGATGCCAACGACATGCTTAGAAAAAACTTACATAGTGATTTTACTAGAGCTTGGTGGGACGCAAAGGTATATACTCCAAGTGGTATTATCCGAGTGTCTGACAAGAAAAATTCTTTTTTAGAACGTGAAAAGAAAGAGAGTGTACCTTATCCTTGGCATGGACTAAACAAGAAACTTGTTGGTCTTCGTCAAGGCGAACTAATGACTTTAACAGGCGGTACAGGCTTGGGTAAGTCGTCAGTAACTAGAGAACTAGAGCATTGGCTTATAAATAAAACCAACGATAACGTGGGTATAATAGCCCTTGAAGAGGATTGGCGAAGGACAGTCGATGGTATTTTATCTATTGAAGCTGATGCTCGACTCTACATTGACCACATTAGAGAGAGTTACGAAGAAGATGCCTTAGTGCGTATGTTTGATAAGACCTTTGGTTCCGATAGAGTATTTATTCATGCTCACTTTGGCACGAATGATATAGAAGATATATTCTCTAAACTTCGTTATCTGATTGTTGGTTGTGATTGTCGTTGGGTAGTCGTAGACCACCTCCACATGCTTGTATCAGCTACGACAGAGGGTGATGAACGTAGAGCAATTGATTCTATAATGACTAGGTTGCGAAGTCTGGTTGAGGAAACAGGTGCAGGTATCATCTTGGTATCCCACTTGCGTAGGGTATCCGGAGATAAAGGACACGAAAATGGAGTAAGCGTTAGTTTATCACATCTTCGTGGGTCCAATGCTATTGCTCAATTATCTGATTGTGTCATTGCTCTAGAGAGAAATCAACAGTCAGAAGATGAACTTGAGGCTCGCACCACAAGACTTCGTATTCTTAAATCAAGATACACAGGGGATGTTGGCTTGGCTACATCTTTAGTGTATGATAAAGATACTGGAAGGTTATCTGAATACGAAGATAAAGAACTTCTTAATACAGAATTAACAGACATGGACGTTCCATTTTAACTATGCAATTAGTATTTGATATAGAAGCCGACTCTTTGACTCCAACTGAGGTACATTGTATTGTAGCTATAGATGAAAATGATAAGCAATATACCTTCGATATAATAGATGGAACTATTGACGAGGGTATATCTTTTTTATCTAAGGCAGATAAACTCATTGGTCATAATATTATTGGGTTTGATATACCGGTGATAAAAAGACTACATGGTGTTAATCTGTGGCATAAAGATAAAGTTATAGATACCCTAGTGCTTTCTAGACTCTTAAATCCTGTGAGAGAAAAAGGTCATTCGCTTGAGGTGTGGGGTAACAAACTAGGAGTCTCCAAGTCCGCTCCGCCAGAGGACTTTACGACCTACACAAAAGATACTCTTAAATATTGTATTCAAGATGTGGTGCTAAATAAATTATTATTTGACCATCTTAAAAAAGAATCTGTGGGCTTTTCTATGGATAGTATAAAGTTAGAACATCAAGTCACCCACATTCTAAAACAACAAGAAGAGAATGGATTTTTATTTGATGAACAAAAAGCAAGTCTTTTATTAGCTGACTTAAATTGTAAGATAAAAGAAACTGTGGAAGAAGTACATGCAACATTTAAACCTAAATGGGTAGATGATAAATTAGTTACACCTAAACTAAAAGCAGATGGGACTCTTTCAAAAGTAGGTCTTAGTGAAGAAGAATACAATGAAAGAGTAGCTACAAAAAATATAAAACCTTTTATGAGAAAACATTTACAAGAATTTAATCTAGGTTCTCGTAAACAAATAGGAGAATACTTAATTGACTTTGGGTGGAAACCCTCAAGGTTTACTCCTACAGGTCAACCAATTGTAGATGAAAATACTTTAAAGAAAATCACACATATAAAAGAAGCAAAACTTATCGCTGACTTTTTACTGTATCAAAAGCGACTAGCTCAAGTTAAATCTTGGGTAGAAGCAGTTGAAGAAGATGGACGTGTGCATGGAGCGGTTATCTCAACCGGAGCTATAACCGGAAGAATGTCTCATAGAAATCCAAACATGGCTCAAGTTCCCGGAGTATATTCTCCTTTTGGTGATGATTGTAGAGCATGTTGGACAGTAGCAGAAGGTCACAAACTTGTAGGTATAGATGCAAGTGGATTAGAACTAAGAATGTTAGCACACTATATGGCTAACGAGGAATATATTAATGAAATTATCAACGGAGATATACATACAACTAACCAAAAATCTGCAGGACTTGAATCAAGAGATAAGGCAAAGACATTCATCTATGCACTCATTTACGGAGCAGGAGATGAAAAGCTTGGTTCAATCGTGCAAGGAAGCAGAGCAGATGGTAAACGACTTAGAGAATCTTTCCTCGATAGTCAGCCTTCATTTAGAGCTCTTAAAGAACGAGTTGACAGAGCAGCTACGAAAGGATATTTAAAAGGATTAGATGGAAGGAAGATATGGTTAAGACACAAACATGCTGCACTAAATACTTTACTTCAAGGTGGCGGTGCAATTGTTATGAAAAAAGCCTTGATTCTATTTGACAACCTGTTAAGATTACAAACTATACCTGCAAAAATAGTAGGTAATATTCATGATGAATGGCAAGTAGAGGTTAGAGAAGATCAAGCCGAAGAAGTAGGTAAACGTGGCATACAGGCTATAATAGATGCAGGTTCACTATTAAATCTTAATTGTCCATTAAACGGAGAATACAATGTCGGAAACAACTGGTCAGAAACCCACTAAGATTAACCCAAGAACGGGTAAGCCTTATTACTACAAAGATAATCCTAAAACAAAAGCAAAAGAAAATAAAAAACAAATGTATGTGGACGGTAAGTATGTA